TCCATTAATGTCTTCATTAAGATATTTTATTTCAAATATGCTAGGATCTAAACTAGGGTATATAACATTATTAAAAGTAGCTCCCGCTATATCATATCCGTATTTAGAATATCCTAAATTTTCTCCAGCTTTATTTTCAATTTTTACATTTTTAACTGTTTGAACTCCTTCTATTTTATCTAATAAAATATATAAATCTTTCAATAAGATTGGTTGATTGATTTGCCATTTATTTATATCAAAATAAGATTTTATAGAATTTATACATCCCAATAAAACATCATTATTGTTGTAATCAGGTAAAACTACTATTTCAAAATTAACTCCTATATTAATAATAAATGCATCTCTTATTCTAATAGAATCTCCTATTACACGATATTGAGATAAATATGTTGATAAATTTTGTTTTAAAGTATTAGAAGATATAGTAAGGTTTTTATTATAATCATATGTTAAAACATATAAATCTAATATTGATGGAATTTCTCCTAAATTTACATTTTCTACTTTAGTAGGTTCTATATAAGCTTTAGCAATCACCCCAAATTGAGAAGGCATACTAAGTGATCTAATCAAATAATCATCTTGAGTAACATTTCTTAACTGAGTATTATAGTTAGATATTGTATTTTGTCTTAATTCTTCTATAGTATCACCATCTGATCCTCCATTGGCTGCTTCTAAATTATTTATAGCTAATGAATCATATATAGTTTGAGCTGTGGTAGAATTTAAGTTAGATTTTAGGAATTTTATATCCCCTGTAATTTGAGTTAGGTTATTAGAAGGAACATTAGCTGTTACTCCCCCTCCTGTTAAATATCTAACTGTTAAAGTTGTATTAGAAGGAGCAATACCATAAGTATTAGTAAATATAAAATTAGTAGGACTATAAGCTGTTGTTAATTTACTTTTAATTTCTTCATCAGAATCATTAGTGGTTCCTGCTCCAAATTGAATTTGTAAAGATCCCGAATTTATAAATCTAGATGTAAATCTTCTTTGGATTTTTTTAAGTTTAAGAAGATAAGGAGCATCTTGATTTTGATAACTATTAGGATCATTAATATTAGTATTTTTTATAGAATCATAAATACAATCTTGAGCTAAATGATCTACTTCATACCATTCATTCCCATCAGAATCTACTATATCTAACATCCCTATAATTCTATCAGCTGATATTTCAACAGTAGGGAATTTTTGAGGGGTTCCAAATGAAAAATTTGTTGTATTTATTGTAGCTGATATAGCTTGTGTTGTTTTCTTTAGTAGAAAAAAAGTAGGATTTCCAGAAGATATTTGATATACTGTGATTTCGGTAGGATCTATTGAACTAGAAACAGTAAAATCAACTTCATTTTGGGTTAAAAAAGATACAGAACCAACTAAAGTAGAAGTTATAGTAGCATTTCTATTTATTTTTAAAGCATAATCAAAATCAGGTACGTATAATCCTCCAGAAATTTTAGAAGGAAGTAATTGATAGATTGATAAATCTACAGAAGCAGCTCCTGTTACTTTAGGTTTATAATTAAACATATATGCTAGTTCAAATAGATTATTTGATTGTCTAGCAAATTGTAAATAGGTTTCTTGAACTTGATTATCTAAATAAAATGACAAAACATCTCCAACATATGATGCCATTTCCATCACCATCATTCCAGGAGAAGATGGAGAAAAATCATTATATGTTGTAGGATAATAAGTTTTAGCATAATCTATTAATGCTGTCTTAAATGAGTTAAAATCTCTATTTAAATATTTTATATCTTTTTTATCAGCCATTTGTTAAAATTCAAGTATTAATTGATCATTTATGTTAGTATTTAGTACTTCATAAAATAAAATAACATTAATAGAATTAGTATCAGGGAATTGATTAATTTCTAAACTATTTACTTTTATATTAAAGAAATATTCATTAATTTTTTTCTGTATATCATCTTTTAGGAATGAAATATTATCATCATTTATTTGTTCAAAAATAAAAGCTCTTAAATTAGCTCCAAAGGTGTTATTTAGATATCTTTCATTTTTATTAGTAAGAAAAAAATTTATTAAATTAGCTTTTACAGCATCTTTAGTTAAATAAGTTGAATTAAAAACAGCATTTCCATTAAAAGGAAGACCAATACCCACTGCAACACTAGGTTTAGTATCTATAGGATATATTTTTCGTTCATTAAACGCCATTAGTTAATTTCATAATTTGGTCTAAACTTATTTCTCCTGAAGGAAGAGAAGATCCTTCAGCTGAAGTATTTACTGGGGTAGGTTGGAAAGGCATAGAATTTGTATTAAAATTAAAGGTATCACCATTTATATTAGGTGACATAGAATTTAATATATCAGTGTATGCTTTTCTTTGGTTTAAGTAATCTGTAGGGGAAGAAGAAGGAAGAGGAGATTGAATATTTTCTTTTACTATTGTTTTAGGAGATTTTAAAGCTTCCAATAAAATATCTTTTAATTCTTCCTTGATTGCTTCTCTTACAGAATCTTTGATTATTTTTTTAAAATCACTAGTTTTCATTTATTATAAATATTTAAGGGTTAAGAAGATTTTAAATTATCTCTATCTATTATGAATTTTAATTCTTCTATCAATATTTCAGTAGATGAACTAAATGAAGATTCTCCTTTAAGAACTACAACTCCAAAAGAATCTTTAGCTACAGCATATCTTTTTGCATATTTGTTATTATCTTTAGTATCTTCTTTTATTTCAAAAGTAAAACCTTTATAAGAATAATCTCCATTATATACATCATCTGAGAATGAAGATACTGCTACTAAATCAGGACTAAGTTGTTCTAAGGGAATATTTTGGGATTGAGAACATTCTTGTATAAGTTGATCTAAAATTTTTAATAGTTCAATAACTTGTTTTAAAAGAGCAGCTAACATAAGAAGTACAAATGTAGCACCTGATACTAAACCAACAATTTTATTTATTTTAGGACCTATATTATCTTCTGCATCTTTTAAAGTGACTAAACTTGCTATAACAGGGCCTGGAACTATAGCTGGAGGAATTATAGTAGCTGTTGAAACAATAAGATTTTTACGAGCTAATTGAGTTAAACTAAATGCTATTTTAATTAACTCTAGAAATCCAGATAAGGCAGTTAATATTTTAGATAATCTATCTATAGCTTTATATAAATTGTTTAACTGATTAACTATTTTATTTCGTCTTTTTATTATATTTAATAGTTTATCAGGATCGGGGCATTGTTTTTTATTTAAAGAATCTTCAATTTTACTAGATTTAACACTAACCCCAAATTGAGCTATCAATAATATAAGTAAAGGAATTAAAGTCTTTTTAATAGTAGAGGATAACCCAGTAATTGATTTTTGTAATTGAGCTTGTGCTCCTGCTAAATTATTTTTCTTATTTATTTCTTTATTTAAAATATTTTTTTCATCATTAGTATATAATTGAGCACTATTTTGTTCATTTTCTGCTTGTAAAACAGTAGATTTTAATTCAATTATACCTAAATCAGATTTAATTCTATTTTCTCCATCAATTACCCTTAAAGGATATACTTTATTAGTATCATATCCTTTTTTAGATAAAATAATATAAGTTTTACTTGAAATTAAATTTTCTGCTTCTTTTTCAGATATATTTTTTAAATCAAAATCTCCATCTTTATCTGTTACAGATTTAAATTTACCATATTCTACTTTAACTCCAGCTAATGGAGTTTTGTTTGAATAGTCTATTACTTGACCAGATATTTGATAAATAGACATTAAATTAAATAGTTTTAGATGTATTAGATTTTAAAGAATTTAACTGAGTGGTTAGGTTTGTTATAATAGATTGGGTATTTATTGACACTGATGATATTATTGAGTTAGGTATAGGAGCTCCTCCGGGCCAATCTTGTATAGAGGATAGAGCGGTACATAAAACACTTAATGATTGCAAAAGAGTATCTAATAATGCTACTGTTTTATTTCCTAATAATAAAGGTTCAGTAGCCCTAGGTGATCCCAAATATATTTTAGGAGAATTTAATATAAAATCACCAGATGTATCAAAATTGAATCCTTTAATAGAATTAAAATTTATAGTAAGAGCAGAAGATAACATTATGTGGTCTGCGGTACTATTTAATAATACTCTTTCTGAATTAAGAATTATTTGGGATTTAGAATACTCGTTAGCTAAAGTAGGAGAAGATGATAAGTAACTTCTATATATATTACTTGAAGTTTTTAATGGAATTTTTTGGTTAGAAGCAAGATAAATAGATGATAAGTCTTTATTTATATCTTCTTCAATAGGTACCCATGTTTGAGTAGAACTATTATTAGGTTGTCCATTTCTTATAATTGTTAATGGATTTCCATTATTACTTCCAAATTTAAGAGAATTTCCATATCTTCCTTCAACTATATAATCACCTATAGTTTGTTTTAAAGGATTGATTTTTAAATTTTGTATCCAAGAAGCACCTAAATTAATATCATTACTAGAAGAATCAGAATTTCCAGGAGTTCCATTATTTGATACTAAATCATATGATTTATTTGAAGAATTATTATTATTTTGAGTATCAATAAAAAATGGATTAGCATTATGTAAAGGATGATTCCATAGATTTATTATATTTGAATAATAAAATTTTTTAGGTAAACTGTTATTTTGAGAAGATATATCAGGAAGTGTGAATATGTATACTATTTCATTTAGTAAAGGTGGATTTTTAGTATTAGAATGTAAAGGCTTAGCTACAGATATTTGAGAAGAATTACTCCCATTACTGTTTATGTTTTTAAAAGATATATTTCCTATAGATGCCCAACCTTCCTCTCCAATAGTATTTTCTTTCCCAAATAAAGGATGTTTATCATCTAAAATAATATCTGTTACTCTTCCAGCTATTATG